ATAAAAACACAAATTAACAAAATCCTCTGAGGAGCAAAATAAGCCGTTTAGAGCGAGTTTAATTGTTTAACAACTCGTATGTCATCTTTTCGGCGAAGTGCAGAATCCGAGCAGAGTAAGGGTTTCCAAAGGGCAAAAAAAAATGTAAGACGATGGCAGATTTGATGGAAACGGCACTAGGAATGGTGCTAAATAGGTACAAAATGTTGAAAGATGAATACCTCTGGCGCAAAGTTTTTAACGACAGAATTTTCAGAGAATGGACTCTTGATTTGATCCGTCAAGACCAACTTTTCAAAAAGGGAATTGATGGCGATGGAGATATTATTGGTCGCTATTCTCAGATGACTGCCAGTATAAATCCGAAAAAAAAAGAGGGGACTCCGTACACATTATTTGACACTGGCGACTTCTACAAAAGTTTTATTATTTATGTTTACAAAAATTATATCGAGGTCGATGCGAATCCGATTAAGATAAATAACAAAGGTGAAAAAGAAAATTTATTCTGGAAGTATGGGGAAAATATTATCGCCTTAACTCCAACTAATCTTAATCGCCTCCGAACTGAATTTAAAAGAAGATTTGAAAATGAACTCAGAGAATTACTACAACTCAATAAATGATATGCCTTTAGCCAACTGGATGAAATGCGTAGGGGGTGACTTGACTGCATGCCGAATAAATGGCGTAGGGGACGATGAGAGCGATGACCAAGCATGGGATGAGGTATTCGATAGCTATCTATCTCAAATGGGCTTAGATAAGACCTATGCTAGACTTCTGGAGGTAATGAAAAAAAAGGCGGAGATTCAATGCGACTTAGTAACTACGGAGGATAAATTTAACCTAACTTTACTGGAAATTGAAGAACGAAAATTGATTGATATGACAAAGGTTTCTAAAAGTGGCTCTGGCTCTAACATTGAGCAATCTTTAGTTCATATTTCCAAGTGGGTTGGATCGTGGCTCAATCCAAAACAAATAAGCGTAAAGGAGTATTTTGTACTTCTGAACGAAATTGAAAAGTATAATAAATTAAATTCTTAACAGATGGCGAAGAAAATTAGCGCAAGGGATCTATTTACTTCCGAGGATATATTTAAAAATATACGCAAATCGGCTGAGGAGACAATTGTTTCTTTGGGTAAAATTAATGCAGAATTTAAGAAAACTGCTTCCACTTTGAAATCCACGATAGGTCAATCAAAATTTGACTCAACTAAAAATATAAAGGAATTTATTGCGATGTCTGAGAAGGCAAATAAACTGGCGCAAGAATCTGCAAAAGTGGAGGCGCTTCGACAAAAAGCAATCCAGCAATCTGCAAAGGCTACGCAAGAACTTGAAAAAGCGAATCAACAGAAGTCGAAAACTGAACAACAAAATTTACGCCTTACTCAACAACAATCGAAGGACGAGGAAGCAAAGGCACGAGCGATGGCTAAGACAACAAAAGCACTACAAGACCAAGCCTCAGCCTACAAAACTCTGGAAAGGGAAACGAGAGCGCTTAAAAATCAATCTAAGGAACTCGGAGCGCAGATGCTGGTGATGGAGAAGAATGGTCAAAAGGGTAGCGATAGATATAGGGCGCTGGCTCGCTCCTTTGGTGAAGTAACTCAAAAGGCAAGGGAGGGCGATGCTCAACTTAAAAAACTGGACAAGCAAGTCGGAGATAACTTCCGTAATGTAGGTAATTATCAGAGCGCTCTAAGTGGCTTAAATAGTGCATTCGGCGCACTAGGAATAGCATTTGGAACTTCACAAATAGCAAGTTTTGTTAAGGATGCCGTATTAAGTTTTGATAATGCAAATGCAACACTCGCCTCCGTACTTGGTACAACAACTGCAACAACTGGTAAACTTCAAGCAGTTCAAAGGAAATTAGGAGAATCAACTTCCTACACGGCTGGTGAAGTTGGTGACCTTCAAGTGGAACTCGCAAAACTAGGTTTCACCGAGCCACAAATTGTCAAGATGTCTGAGGGTGTATTGAAATTGGCTGGTGCTTCGAACGTATCTCTAGGACGATCCGCAGAAGTTGCTGGAGGGGTGCTTCGAATGTATCAACTGGACGCAAGTCAAATGACACATGTTACGGATGTTATGGCGAAATCATTCTCCACTACTGCGCTCGACATGGAGAAATTTGCTGAGGCGATTAAATATGTTGGACCCGTTGCGCAATCTGCTGGAGTAACTTTGGAGGAGACGGCTGGGATGCTCGGAGTACTCGCAAATCAAGGGGTAAAAGGTAGTCAAGCCGGAACATCATTAAGACGTATTTTGACTGATATGGCTCTAACTGGTAAGCCAGTAAAAGAGGCTCTGGCTCAAGTCGTAGAGGGAGGAATTAATTTAACTGATGCTTTCGATGAAGTGGGTAGAACTGCGCAGACTTCCTTATTGATCTTAGGTAATAACATGGAAAAAGTTAGTGAGTTATCCGAGACTTATGTTAACGCTGACGGCGCAGTAAGTGAAATGTACCGAACAATGAAGGACACAGTTGGAGGAGCGTTCGATAGGATGACTTCAGCTATGGAGGGGTATATTTTGGATGTCAACGATGCTAGTGGGGCATCAAGGAGTTTAAAGGAGACTTTTGACTTTCTAGCCGTTAACATGGTGCCAATTCTGAACACGATTGTATTGATTACAAAGGCTTTCGTTTACTACAAGGTTATCACGCTTTCGACCATCGCCGTTAACAAATTGATGGCTTCATCATTTGTGTCAACAATCCGAAGCGTAGGAGTTCTTAAAGGCGCTATGCAAGGACTCTCAGCGATGGCAACTAAAGTTGGTCAAGCAATTCAAAACAACATCGCTGGAATCGCAATTTTGTTGCTGGCTAACTTGTATTTTGAATACAAAAGGATCGCAGATATTGAGGCTATTGCTACCAATAATGCTGAGGAACTGGCGAACGCTACGGCAGAAGTTGCTAACAAAACTTCCATCGAGGCTGAGGAAATGACGAACTTATTTGATGCCTTAAAAAATACAAATAACGGCTCGGTTGAACGAACAAAATTAATTGACGAAATCAATGGTAGGTACGGAACTACTCTGAAAAATTTAGGTGATGAAAAGGCTTTCGTAGACCAAGTGACTACGGCTTATGGTCAATTAATGAAACAACTGGAGGCTAAGGCTGAAATGGAATTAGTACGAACTAAATACGAGGTTTCTGGTAGACAATTTGCTGAAGTTCAAATGGAGGCTGACAAGGCACTTGCTGACCTTCAATACTACCAAGATAATACCTCAACGGCTGGCTGGCTTCTGGACTCTTTACTCGACCACTTTGGAGCGACTTCCGAGAACGAATTAATTGAGATTTCCAATGCCATGCAACGACAAAAAACTACTGCAAAAGAACTCTACGAAAAATACAAAGCAGATTACTTAGCGATGCAAGTAAAAGTCGCACTGACCAAGCCAGTTACTCCTACGCCTAGTGGTAGTGGTAGTGGTAGTGGTGGCACTGGCACTGGCACTGGCACCACTAAGCCAAAAGAGGTGCAAGATTATGAACTTGAACTGGCTACATTTAATTCCTATGTTGAAAAAAGAATAGCGCTGGAGGAACAACTCAGAGCGTTAAAAGCAAAGGCTAATTTTGGAGTGAAGGAAAGTGGAATTGAGGCGCAAATCAACAACATCGTTCTGGCTACAAAACAACTGGCTCTGGCTGGTAAAGATGCCTTTCCAGATATGGTGGCTGGGGAAATGTTTGACGCAACTGAAAGAGCAATCATTGACTTATACGATTCACTCAAGGAGGAGCAAGTTGCACAAACTGATTTCGAAATCTCTGAGGTCAAGCGAAAATATGCCGAGGAAAAGGCTCTGGAGGAACAAAAATTAAAAGATGACTACGCTTCCAAAGTTGACAAATATACGAAGGATCGTGCTAAGATGGTCAAGGATATTGCCTCTGGTGATGAGGTCGCTGGTAGCCTTACCAAAATGGATGAAGCGAAGAAAAAACTCGATGCAGAATACGCACTCCAGCAACAAAAATTGGCAGACGATAATGTCAAGCGAGTGAAGGATGAAGAACTCGAAATTGCAGTGATCGTACAAAATGGTGCGGACGCCGAAGTTCAAATTGAAAAGGATAAGAACGAAAAAATAGACGACTACAATGAGAAGCGAAATGTAGCCTATGAGGAGGGTGTAAACGAGCGCCAAGCAATAGCCGATAAAGATGCAAAAGACGCCATCGACAAGGCTGAGGATGAACTTGAAAAAGCACAACAAAGGCGTAAGGACATGGACGCCGTAGTGGAGGCTTCTGCTGACTTTTTCATAGCGCAATCAAATAAGAAAATAGCGCAAATTGAGAAGGAACTTGAATTAGCAAATCAAGCCTATGCCTACTACCAAAAACTGGCTGAGGAGGGTAATATTAATGCGCAACAATCTCTAGCCGAGCAACAAAAAATAATCAATGAGGCGAACAAAAAGAAGGCGATGGAAGAGAAGAAGCAAGCGTACTTAGAACTCGCAAAAACTGCTTACTCAACTTATCAATCCAAAGTGGATGCCAAGTCAAAAAATCCTCTGGCAGACACGATAAAAGATATAACTCTACTGCAAGCCTTTATCAAGACGATTCCAGCATTCGAGGAAGGAACTGAGGACACTGGTACTTCTGGTAGGGGTGTTGATGGTCGAGGTGGCTTCCATGCTATCTTGCACCCTAACGAAAGAGTCGTACCGAAAAGTTTAAACGAACAAATAGGCGACCTTACCAATACGGAGTTAGCAAATATGGCTACCAACTATCGGGCTGGGAAAATTGGTCAATCAAATCAATCTGGCTCAGCGCTCGATTTGGCTATTCTGGTGAATGAAATTAAGGACTTAAAAACCATAATTAAAAACAAGCCGGAAACTAACATCGAATTAGGAGAGATAACGGCTTCAATTATGGAAGTGGTACAATCTACCACGAAGGGCAACGAAACGACATATAATCGCTTTAAAATACGAAAATGAGGCACTTTCTAAATGATATTGAAATTACTCCAAGGAATCGTACCGAGATTGGTATTCAATCCGACTTCACTGGGAATCCTCAAGTACTGAGTTTATCGACTGACTCTGTAATCTTACCGAGGGAGGCTTTCAACATGGTGATGGCGCATATTTCTACCTCATCAATTTTTGAGGGGATGCCGTACCGAGTGGAATTGTCATCTGGCGTAACAATCGAATATTATGTTGACTTTCTGGATGGCTTCAGCGTAAAGCAAAGCGAGGTAGAAGTTAAATTAAAAAGGCGTAAAGGCTTCGACGATTTCAAGGATAAAGCCGATGGAACTTCATGGGAGTTGATGCTCTCTAATGGGGTGGCTTTCAACAATGTGAATGTACCATATTTCTTGATTTCTCCTACTGCAGTCGAGCAAGCGATCCCAATGATTATTTGTGGCTACGTTATGACCAAGGAATTAATTGAGGCTGGCAAGGCAGTAGGCGATGCAATCGTAGAACTGGTACAAGCCTTGACGCCAAATTTAGGCTTTCCTTCAATTGACTGGGGTGATGTCTTAGCGCTGGTATTAAAAACACTTGCAAGGATCCTTATTTTTGCGCTTATTTTGGTGGCAGTTGTGGAGATGGCTACTCAGCTATTTTTTCTGTTATTTCCACCGAAAAGAAATCTCAAAGGAATCTACTTCAAGGAGTTATTAACAAAAGGATGTGCATATCTTGGTTACTCCTTTGAGTCAACAATTTTCGACAACGAGCCAAATTGGACTTGTTTGCCAGTTCCATTGATGAAGGCAAGGACTTCTATTTTCGATGTCCGACCGGAACTCTGGTTAACTCCCTTCAACAAAGGCGTTCCTAGTGCATCCGATACCACTCCAACTTTGGGGCAGTTCATCGATGCTATGGAGACGATGTTCAACGCTAAAATGAAGGTCGTTAATGGAGTCGTAAGATTGGAACGCTGGGACTACTGGTCAACTCTGGTTTCTACACAATTATCTCCAGCGCTGAATCTTCAAGGCGACCGAGATGAAGAGTACTCGTATAATACGGAAGATGTCTGGAAGCGTTACTACATAAAATATGCTCTGGACTACAACGATTTGCACACGCTGGATGGAATCATGTACGACAAGCACGATGTTGAATTAAGCACTGAGCCTCTGGGAGCCACCAACGCAGATTTGGTTAGCATCAAAGGACTCAGCCAAGTGGATATTCCATTCGCTATGGGTGCAAGGAAATCCAAATTAACATGGGTGGAAGAACTCGCCAAATTGACGATGGAATTAGTCGATGCTCTCACTGGAATATTCGGAGGAGGAACGAATTATGCTCAGCAAATTGGTGATCGAAAAGACTGCCTAAAAATAAGCCAGCAATACTTTTCTGTTACGAAGGCTCTTTATGGACCGAACGGAAAACAATCCCCACTATTTTTGGACATGGTTAGCGCCAAATCCCTCTGGGAGCGATACCACTCAATCAATGCCATCGATGTGAACGGCTGGATAATAAAACAAAATGCGAGAATACGAATTTCATCACAAGATTTCGTAACTTTACTGGAAAATAATTTTGCTGATATTGACGGCGTAACTTCCGAAATTTTGAGCATAAAATATATTGATGAAACGGCGTTCGCAGAGGTGACTTACCGAACGAAAAATAATTACGCAGTAGGGAGGGTAAACATAATTTACATAAATCAATAATTATGATGAACGCAGATACGATGAAGGTGGTTAGTGACTTGAAAAATAGCATGAATGCCATGATGGAATTACACTCCAAGGCTCTGGCACAAATTCCAGATTCCTACGCTACTCAAAAGGAAAAAATAATGAATGATCTCTCAGCTATTCCAAAGCACGTTGAGACGAAAGATTTCGCTAGTATTAACGCTCTACTCAGTAAATATGCCAATAACGATTCTAAGTAAGGAATACTCGGATGTATTCGGTAACTCGCTTCCTTTTTACCAAAGTAATGCTGGGGACAAAACACTCGTAAAATATAAGGTACTGGAGCAAATTCTAGTGGTGTCAAATCCTCAGAATGTACTCATGCTAAACTTCTTCGAGAACACTTGCACATGGGCAAATGGAAACTGGTTTAAAGAGGGTTTCAATGTTGGTGATGTAATTCAATTTCGGAAGTACGATTCACTCGGTAATTTAATCACTATCGATGGTGCAGTAGTGATCTCTATCACTGGTACAAATTACTCTGTTTTGAAGGTCGATGACATCGCTACTTCAGTGCAAATAAATATGGCTAATCAAGAGATTCTTGCCGTATGTCCAATGACTGATTATAGGGCTGAGGAAATCGTTGTAACGATGAATCATGTGGCATCTGGTACGGCTGGTAGCGAGTACTCTTTAATTGATGGTGAGGCAACAGTTTTCCGTTTCAATGTTAGGGATGTCGCTGGCTTTCCTTATCCAGTTGCTGGTACTTTTCTGCAAGGCGAGGCAGTGGGTAAACACTCTGGTCAATTCGAGGTCGAATGTAATATTTTATTCACTAATGAATCTCCTACTTCAGTGGGCTATCAAATTGGCTTAGGCTCTGTATATTATATTAACTTCACTATAATCAATTCTGGCATCTATAACGAAGGCTGGTTTAACTTTAATCAATGCTTAAAAATCCACGACCGATTTGAGTACGCTAGGCTTCTGGGACAACCTTTCAACCGGAATGTATTTTTTCTAACTGACGATGCTAATACTGGCTGGTTTGACGAGGCTTATAACATTGGAATAGTCGATTCAACTTTGGTGCAAGGAATCTCAGAACTGGCTTTCGATACTCCTACTTCAGCGCAAATTATTGTGGATGGTACTTTACCTTTCGGCGATGTCGCAATTGGGGGGTGTTATGTATCTGGCGATGAAGATTACTACAAGAATCAAATCCCATCGCAATCAATTTTTGGAATGTGTATTCCATCGACTCCTTTGTTCGTTTTTCCACAATCATCACCCATCAATCCAGATGGCGCTTGGTGGGACTTGCAAGTTGATTCCTACTCGCTGACTGGCACTACTTGGACTATCGATATAACCTTCATTCCAATGGGTAATTTCGATGCCTTTATGAACACTCGAGCGGAAGGCGATAGGACTTTCTACATGTGGGTGAAAATTGGCTCAGTCAATCTACTGGTATTCAATGGTCAGTTAGTGTCGAATCCACCAATTGGAGGTCTGATAAAAATGACTCAAAATATCTTTGTAGACCACTCTGAAAATTGGGATAATTCCATCGATTCGGCTGATGGCTACCAAGCCAATATTGAGGATGATCTCGCATTTATTGGTCACTTCCGACTGGAAGAGAATCAAGTCTACGAAAGTATGACGGCTCGCTTGGAGGCGCACAACACTGTATCTGGCGATACCTTCACTCTTACCTCTGTAAATTACAACTTCAATAGCGTGCCTCTAGTGGCTGGTAGATATGTTCTTAATCTTACTCAGCCAGTTTTGAGTATAATGCCATCTACGAGCGTAAAAAGGGACTCTGCATTTACTCTAGAGCCATCTTACGACATACCGATGGCATATGGGGTACGAATCTACTTTCCTTTCATCTACCGATGGGAATACTGGCTTCAACAACTGAATGCCGATAGCGACTTCTATCCTAATCAAAATCGTAACTGGTATCCGTATGGATCCACTGGCGATTGGAATCTACGACTCCACCTTGAATTAGTGAAGGATGGCGAGGCTTTCGTATTCGATGATGCGATAAGAATCAAGGACTACGATTCAGATCCTAATATCTTTCAAGAAATCGACCTTTATCGTGACTCCACTGGCGCTCTGGTTTCTGTGGTTATTGACTCTGAACTTCACCGAATAATTGCTACGCATACCAACTTGGACTTAGCGCCATGGGGTGCAAAAGTATGGGGTATGATTACAGTCGAGCCTACTGAAAGTTCACCACGCTGGCTGGTATCAACCACAGTGCCATTCGACAATAATTCAGCAAATCCTTTGACGCCAATATCTGGGCTTCTGATGGCGATAACAAATCCAGCGCCACATATTGCAGTGATGGAATGCTACTTCGACTCCAGCAAAGTGAATCTGGCAAACGGCGTAAAAATAACGACCAAAATTAAGGGATGTGGGGAAGGCGCTCTGGTAGGAAAACTGAAAACAGATAATACTTTGAAAATGAAAACTGACGGAACAATTAAACAAAAATCATACTAACATGGCAAATGAAAAAATCCACGATTATGTCGACCAAGTAGTGGGAGGCGAAATCAGAAATAACAACATTTTTATTGACACAGATACGGAGGTTACTGCTGGTAACTGGGTGTCAAAAAAACTTCTTTTAACGGATGCTCTTTCGGAGTTTAATACGCCGTTCGGAGACTTCTACGATACCACAAATCAGATTCAATCTGGGGCAAATCTGGTGAAGGCGATGCAACTAAATTCGTCTGTAATTGGAAATGGTATCTCAGTGGTATTAGATGGCTCATCGCTTCCAACCAAAATCAAGCCTACGAAACAAGGTTATTTTAACATTCAATTTTCGGCGCAAATTAGCCGTACCACTGGTGGCTCATCACAACAAGTTTCAATCTGGCTTCGTAAAAATGGAGTCGATGTTCCACAATCAAATACTCATCTAAATGTGGTGGCGAATAGCAATAAGTCAGTTGCTTCATGGAACTGGTTTCTATCATGTAATGCAAACGATGAAATACAAATAATGTGGAGCGTAACCGATGTAGCAATACAACTTTTGGCTGAGGTGGCAAATGTAGTTGTACCACATCCAGCGACTCCATCGCTAATAGTAACAATTTCTAAAGTCTAAGATTATGGGATGCGCATGCGTAACGATTACTCTCAGTTCAGTAAGTCAGCCAACTTCTACGACTATCCAAGTTAATGCTATTGGGACTTTTAACGGATCCAATTATTATTACTGGAATTACGAAGGGGAAGACTTCTACCTTTATCACAATCCAACTGGCTTAGGTCAGTGGGAGGTTTCTGTTGGGGGGCTTGGATTTCCAACTTATCCTTTGGCGACTTTTTGGAAAAATTCATTAGGTGGATGTCCACCTCTGGGAAGTATGCCAGTCTGGGCAGAAGGTGGATATTTTGATGAGTTTACTACAAGCGCATGCGCTGGTACTTATGGCGAATGTTGTATTCGATTAATCTGGTGTTTTTTGTTCTTGGGACAAGACGTATGCGTACTGATTGAGACAACAAAAGTTGGTGACGGCTCGTACACTTTTTCTTGGACAAATCCAAACAACCAACAAACTATCGACTACACAATGGACTTCACTGGAGGTCATTGGGAGATTAGAGATAATGAAGGTAATATATGGGCTTTAAATGGTGGCGACTTATTTTGTCCGATAGGCGATTGGCAAGTATTTAAAAAACCTATGGTATCAGTTCAATCACAAGAGATTGATTGTCCTTTGGATCCACGATGCTTCCATGAGGATAGAATCTTCAAGCAGTACGAAGTAGTTACGCTTCCAGACGATAATATCGAGGATGACAGAGGTAATCAAGATTGTTGTTGCGAGCAACTGGTACTCGGAAGTCAATCCTCCAATTCATGGGAGAATGACATCACTCCAGCGTGGATAAAGGTCGATGCTTCTGGCTCAGCCAATATTGTTCTTAAGAAGGAAGGCGAAGCTACTTTATATCCACTCAATGTACTTCCGATAGTTAGGGAATCCAATGCTTATTACGCAGAGGTAAATTGGGGCGATGTGCTGGCTTCTGATGGCGCTGGATGTTATACTATTGAAATCGAATACAACATCGCTGGAATCGTTGGTAGTGTCCTTTGGGGAAATTATAAATTGATGCCTTACTCAATCCAAAATGCTATGTACACGGCAAGGGTAAGAGCCGTATTTAATTCCTACTTCTACAAGGAAAACATCGACTTTACCGATACCAATATGCAAGGTACTTTACGATTCTCTGGGATGATTGGGAAGCGTCAACCGAATACCGAAATCGATAATATCATTTATGGTAATCGGGAAATGAAATCTGTTTTCAGAGAAAATTTGAATACCTATGAAATCTCAACGGATCCTCTGGATGAATGTATCATCAAGCCTCTGGTAGAATTGTACTTACTGCATGAAAATAATCTGTTTATCAGCGACTATAATTATCACAATCATTCGTACCTTTACAACGATCTTCCAGTGATTCTAGAGGAAAGTGCAGACATCACTTACTTCGACTGGAGCCGGAAGGCAAGTCTAGTGGCGAAAGTGGGGGACAAAGTGAAAAATAATATTAACAATTTTAAATAAACGACAATGGTAGTAAACTTTTATCTATTTCAATTAAATGGAAATTACATTCAAATTTCTTGTTATAATGAAGACGCAGATTCTGGCGACCGAACTTTATTACGAATGGTGTTTATCCCTCTTACCTCCAGAATAATTACTGATGTAACTGAGGTAGAAGGTAAATTAATGGTTAACAACTTGATGCTTCTACTTGAAAATTCGGCTTTAATCTCAATCAACAGATTCTCTGAGGAAATCCTAAGGGACGGGACTCTGGTTTCTGATATGGAGCCTCAAAAAACTGGTCAAGGTATGGCAAGGTTTGAATGGGAAAAAGAGCCAGTTGAGTTCGATGTAGTAATTAACCGAATGGCGCTGGTTACTGGAGTAACGATGGTAGGGTCAAGACCTCAGCCAACTGATCCATCTGATCCATTTGATCCACGTATAAAAGCCTAAGATATGAAGTGGAACGGAGATTATAGCGACTTAATGGCAGTGGGGATTGGAGTGGCTGGAGCGCTCCTAAAGGGCATAAAATCAAAGTTGAATAAGATGACAGTTTTGATTGGTTGTATTGTGGCTGGTATTCTTACCTACTCAGCCACTGGTATCATCGAAATGTATTATTCATCGCTATCGCCAAAGATAATTATTCTGGTTTCCTTTTCAGTGGGGTGGCTCACTAATGAGATTACTCAAAAGATGGACGACTTTATTGGGGATGTGTATGCAATGGTTATCGCTTACATAAAAACATTTTTCACTAAAAAACCTTAGTATGAAATCAATAGTTTTTTCAATTCTTTTCATGGCTTCTGGCTATTGCTGGGGGGCTGATTACAACATTCTGGCAGACACAATAATCGATACTAGTTATGTTCATAGCGTCAAGCAAATCGACGAGCATCTGGTTATTCAAGATTCAGTATTCATCGAGCGGACAATTGAAAGGGTGCAAAAGGAGGTGAAGAATTATGAATCTGGCGATCCAATTCATAAGATTGTTGCAGTTTCTGTGATCGCTCTGGTATTATTATCTTTCATTAATCACTACTTTAAACGCAAGAAAAATGGTTAAAAATTATACGGATGCTCAGTTACTGAATAAAGTAAAGAGCCTAAAATCATTCAAATCTCTTCCAACTGGTTACTGGATTCTGGGGGTGCAATCTGAAAATGATGCCTTCAATGTATTCGATGATAAGTTTTATTTGTTCAATAATGACAAGTTTATCCTCGTTACTTCCGGAACAACTAACGCTGGAGTTAATGGTTTAATGAAGTACGATTCGTATAATAAAGATGGCGTAGCAGTGATAAAAACAAACGAATGGTATTACGATGTTTGGAAATATGGACTCCATCGAGGGAAGATGCGAGCGCTTCGACAAGTACGACCATTCTTGATTTCTCGGGATGGCGACAAAGATAAATTGGTCGAAGAGGGGATTTCTCATCCAGTTTTATGTGGTATTAACTTCCATGCAAATACCTATAATTTGGCAAATAAGGAGATAAAAGAGATCATCGGTGGCTGGTCGCTGGGGTGTCAAGTTGTAAATAATACTCCAAAATATGTACAAATTATCGACTTAGTTCAGCCTCAAAAAGTGGTTTCATACTGCTTATTGAAAGAATTTTAAGCGATAAAAAAAGCCTCAAAACACAATTTACTGGACACACGAATTACACAATTTAAGCCGTTTTAACGGACTTTACCTACATTATGGTACTGGGTGTTCTAAAAGTCGAGAAGTGCATTCTCGAGGCAGAGTAAGGGTTTCCAAGGGGACAATTTTCAATATAACTCATTTGGGCTGATTTCCACAAATAAAAATTATTTTCATTTTTTTTTTCGAGGCAGAGTAAGGGCTACCAAAGTATTTTCAATTTATTTTCAAAATAGTTCAGTTTATATTAAATTAAATTTAATACATTTGTGATGTCCAAAGGGGCAATCAGTTCTTTGAAATCTCGCAACAATCTCAATCCAACTTTCTTTGATAGGTAAGATACGAAAACGGCTTCGGCTCACAGTAGTTAAAAAAGTGGTTATCAAAACTGGGGGTACAAAAAATTGTCTGCGACTAAAAAAAGAAAAAGCCGTTAATTTTTTCCATGCGTATTTAATACGAGCCGAAAATTTTAAAAAAGGGTGGCTAACCAAAAAAATTGTCTTAGGGCGATGTCAGAAACGGCATCGCCTTTTGGCGTTATAAAAATGTCGAACTATTTAAAAATCCTTAAAAGCAAAATCATGAAAAAAGAAATCAGAATCCAGAAAACAAAAAGTCAGTTAGAAATCGCAACTGCAAAATTTGGTCATCGCTCTGCAAAGACGATCTCACTTAGAATTAAATTACATAATCTCTTAAACCTTTAATACCATGAACAAATTAGACGAAGCAAAAGAACGCCAAAGATGTCAAGACTGGAATCGCAAAGTTCATCCAGATGACCGAATGACTTTTAATGAGTGGCTCAGCGAAATGGGTTACCAAATTGAAGATGATGAAAATGAAATTTATGAAAACTATTAAAAACTAGAAAAGATGACTAAAGCAAAATTAATTAATGAATTGAAAATGATCGAGGCAAGAGCGTGGAAGCAAGTTAAAGCCCACGAAGCATATTGCATCGAAAGTAACGGACCAGAAGTTGATCCAAAGGACTGGAAAGAATTTCAAATATCCATGATGAATCGCTACTCAGTAGAGTGGGTGGTAGTAAAAAATACTTTAGAGGCAGTGGGCATTAAGCCTTTCGACTGGACAGAAGTTGAATTATTAAAACAAGCAAATAAATTATAACTATGAAGCATTTAACTCAACCGATTGATTTCTGCAAGGTGCAAGATTTCGTCACTAAATTTGAAAATGAATATCCACACCTCTACCTCCTCATCGGCATAGATGAGGTGGCTGGGTGGCTTTCCCAAACTCACTGGAGTATGTACTCGGACAATCTGGCAAAAGGTATTATTACCAGAGAAGTTTACGATAGATTTATGCTGGGGATGTTTGCTGACTACGTTATGGCTCAGCAACTTTGTGAAGTATCTTGTTAATAATTTAAAAAAAAGCAAAATGAAAATTCTTAAAGAAATTGAAATCGAAAAAAGTCCTAACAAATCTCAGCACGACTACGTTGCTGAGTTTATCTGGGACGCCTCTGAAGGACAAACGACATGGTACAAGTGCAATCTGTTTACCTATGTTCATTCAGAGTATTGTGAGGTCGCTGAGGGTGGCTATGTAGTTGACTCTGGTTACAACGATGAAATCGTAATCAGCCGTATTGACAACATTACTTTCTATCGCCTCATTGGTGACGATGAAATTGAACAAACTGGATCCTTCAATCCTACTCCAGAAATGCTAGCGATCTGGGTTTCTGAACTCACTGAAGCAGTAAATACTTATTACGAACGATTTATAAATAACAACTAAAAAAAAGCAAAATGAAAAATGTAACTTTACAACAAGCGATTGAACAACTGACTTCAATCCAACAAAATCCGAGCCTAATGAGTGGCTCGCTTTACTCCGTACAAGATGTTCTAAACATCCTAAACTCCATCGCCGTTCCTAACTCGCTGAGCAAAACTTGGAAGCAAGATTTAGGCGAGGCAATCAAGGAAACTATCGAAGAAAATTTTGACCAAATGGTTGATTTCGATGACATAGAATTTCAATTGGACCGGAACGAAATTAGCGCTCAATCAGTAGGCTACGATGGTAGAGAGATTCGCAACTGCATCAACCACTGGGTAGATGTTTATGCTGAGGACTTACTTCTGGCTCAGCCAGAGGAGGCTTCTGAGGAGCAATACCAATGCGAAACTTGTGACAAATCCCAAACGGAAGAAGAACACAACTTCAGCGATATTTGTGGTGAATGTCGTGAATCAATTGATTGTTAATTATTACTTAAAAAAAAGCGAAAATGAAAATTAAATTCAACACTGAGTGTCCATTCTGGGAGCAGATGAACGACTCCGAACGCATGACCAATATCAACGGCGTTCCTACTCCAATTGCTTACTATAATCTGATCCTTTCGATTCGTGATGTAAGCCTTTATTCGAAGGGCATCAAGCCTCACCGATTCTGGAAGATTACCGATGTAAAAAAGTACTTTGGAATCAGTGGCGATGCTTCCACCTTGAAAACAAAATTAGAATTAATTAGAGATTATTTAACGCAAAAAAATTAAGACATGAAAAATCACGAATATTTAGTACGAGCATCATCCATTGGGGACTTGATGACTGGAGGTAGAACAAAAGGCGCTGAGTGGGGGGACACCTCACTCGGCATTATCCGCAAAGCAGTTCTTTCCAACAAATACGGAATCGAAGAGTATGTAACTTCTAAGCACATGGAGAAGGGTATTTTAAACGAGGCTGAGGGACTTGAAATGTACCGCACAGTTGTTGGTGGCTCTTTTCCAATTGACGACATCAAACAACGGCTAATGAATAACTATTGCTCTGGCGAGCCAGACTTGATCCACGACGGAATCGTAGTCGATGTAAAAAATAGCTGGTCAGCAAATACCTTTCCTTTCTGGGACACCGAAATCAAAAACAAGGCTTACATCTATCAACTCCAAGCGTACCTCTGGCTTTCTGGATTGGAATCCGCAAAACTGGTTTACACGCTCACGACTACTCCAGAGCATATTCGCCAACAAGAAATTCAGCGCCTCTGGTTTAGGTTAATGGACAAGCCAGAGAATGCCATCAAGGAACAATTCGAGGTGGAGGAGATGGCTTCTGAAATCATTAACAAGGAAATGGTATTCGACCACATTCCAGTGGCTAACAGAGTCAAGATATTTGAGGTGGCTCGTGACGAGGAAATGATCGAGGCAATTCAAAAGCGAATAGAACTAGCTAGGGACAAATATGACGAACTTTACAATCAAATCTAAATAATCTATCATGGCAAGAAAGAAAACAACGGAGACGGAAGCAGAGATGCTTCCACTTCCACTTCAACTTAACATCGTTCAATACATTCGCTTCTGGAGTGGGAACGCAATTGCAGAGTCCAAGGGTGGCTCTTTTAATACTGACCTTTACATTCGTTATTTAACAATCAAATCTAAGTTATGAGAAGCTATCCAATATGGAACAAAGTAACTGCATGTATTTACGGCAGTAGCAAATCCTTTGGCGCAAAGGACGATTCTGGTATAGAAATACTGGTAGGAAACGGCGCTAACAATTCGCATTTATTTGTGGAAATCAACACCAAAAAAATCGTACTTGACGATGTGGTGATCTTCAAATTTTATGTCGATGGCATCAAGGTCAAGGAGGCAGTTTTTAAAAATGAAAAAGGTCGTGCAGTGGGGGAGCCAAAGATGGAATTTTTTAATAATTTTATGATCCCAAAAAATGTATAAATTAACTTATCATCTAGGGGGGGTAGAGGCGGAATCCTACTACCTCCCAAACTACGCTCTATGTCGCTGGAAAGAACGGCAACTAAGGGCTTCTGGCTTCTATAACTCTGGTCACTTTACCATCAAGCAAACATGAAAATGAAGCGTATTGTAATCGAGGCTGAGTTCATGGAATTTAAGACTCTATCTGGCATGCTGGCAGAGATCGTTGAACTGGCTCGCACTGGTCAACAATTCAATGCCGATGGCACGGCGTATAAAACTTACATCAAACAAAGGTATCAATACCACCTCGACTTCGTTGAGAAGGCGCACTGGGTTGAGAAGGAAATTGATGGCGTTACTCACATAATAATAAAAAGCAAAGTATGAGCGGATATGTAAAAATAAATAGGTCGGTATTAGAACACTGGATCTTCAAAGATGCATGGAAATTTCGATGCTGGATTGACTTGATTTCTCTGGCGAATTATTCCGAGCAAAAGATTGAAATCGGAGGCATGTTATTCACTTGCAAAAGAGGTGAGTCACTGCGCTCTTTAGAGACTCTGGCTCAGCGCTGGGGATGTGACAAAAGTAAGGCGAGGAGGTTTCTGAAGTTGCTTGAAAAAGATAACATGATTGTAATCAAAAACGAAACGAAAACGACACGGATAACTATCTGTAAATATGATGATTATCAGTCCGATGAAAACGGAAACGAAACGCAGACGAAACGCAAACGAAACGCTGACGAAACGCAGACGAACCCAAACAATAAAGATAAGAAAGATAATAAGGAAAAGAAGGTAGCCTTTCAACTTCTGGTCGCTCCATTCGTGGAGAAATTTGGGAGGGACTTATGCAACGACTTCTACCTCTACTGGACCGAGACTACCAAGGACAACAAATTACGCTGGGAGAAGGAAACTGCATTCGATGTATCTCGGAGGCTGGCTAACTGGAAAAAAAATGATATAAAATTTGCCTCCAGCGATGCTCAATCTGGTGATGATCTTATGAATAATGTAATGGCTAAAATCAAGAAATCATGATCCTCAAAAAAGGAACTGCGATGCAGTATTTACTGGACTACAAATCTGGTAAAATCAAGAACGGCTTAGGCATCGGTACTGAACTCGATGACTACATCCGATTCAAGCCTAGTCAACTGGTAATAATTCTGGGGCATGACAATGTCGGTAAGTCCTATTTCATCAACTGGTACTTTCTAGTTTTGGCTCTCAAGCACGACATGAAATTCATCATTTGGAGTGGCGAAAATAATCATGGACAAATCCTTAGGGACATGGTACAAATGTACGCTGGCATTCCTTTCAAGCAACTGACCGAAACGGAAATTCAATCTTACTCAATGTTCATCGAGCAATTTTTTGATTTCGTAGACAATTCAAAACTCTACAAGCCAAAGGAACTAATCAAATTATTTACCGACTCGGATGCTTCTGCTGGCTTGATAGATCCGTATACGGCTCTGGACAGAGAAATGACTCATGAAGGCAACTACAAATTCCTAAACGAAGCGAGGCAATTCGCAAATCAATCTGGCATGACGATATACATCAACACTCATCCCAATTCGGAATCTGGTAGGCAAGGAAATCTCTACACCGATGGTGACTGGAAGGGGCATTTACGACCACCACTCAAGGCATCAATCGAAGGGGGCAAGCCGTTCCTAAACCGATGCGATGACATGATGGTGATCCACCGATTAGTCAAGCACGAAACGATGAAGTATTACACGATGGTTGATATTGAAAAGGTGAAGGATGTGGAAACTGGAGGAAGGAATACTGGACTCAATGATCCAGTACTTTGCGAGTTTAATTCTGGACTGGGATTCAAGATAGCTGGCTTCGATGCTCTGGCTGAATTTCGACCACGAAGGATCTCCAATATTCCAGTTCAAAAGGTTATTGAATTGAGGGATTTCACCGAGCCGAATAGTACTAACGATTGTCCCTTTTAGCTATGGATGTAGAACTTTATTTGATTGGTAGAAAGGCAGTGTTAAACCTTGTCTACTGGAAGGTCAAAAACTCCCGAGAGGAGATAGAAAAAACACATTCACATAAGGTCGATTTAATTGCTTCAATGAAGCGCACTGAGGTTGATTTACTGGAGTCGCTTGAATGCTTCTACTGGCTGGAAAAGTCATGGCGTTCAGACTCCAGACGCAACTACCAATTGGAACGGCTCAATGCTGAACTTCTGGTTGAAATCGCTGAATTGAAAAAAACAAACGCCGAACTAATAAATAGGGTAAATTTGTAGAATGAAGAAATGTAGACACTGCAAAAAGCCTTTCATACCAAGGCATAGCACATTAGAACGACACTGCTGGGACAAAAGGTGTCTAGCGTCCGAAGCAATGCTGAAAGTTCAAGAGCAACAAGATATGCAAGCCAAAAAAAGCAAAGAACGGCTCAATCAATGGAAATTTGACCTTGAGACAGTTCAGTCGCTTACCAAGAAGGCGCAAGCGATCTTCAATACTTTCATTCGTTTAAGGGATGCTGGAAAGGAATGCGTTTCATGTGGAAAACTTCTGCAAGGCAAATTCGATGCTGGACATTATTACTCCAGCGGAGGACACAAGGCAGTGACCTTTGACGAACGCAATTGTCATGGTCAATGTGTTTACTGCAATAGGCATCTGCATGGGAATCTACTGAACTATCAAATAGGGCTGGTGCAACGGATCGGCGAGGAAGTTTTTAACCTATCCGAAGTGGCTCATCAAACACGCAAATTTACCAAATCTGAACTTCGAGAAATAATCGAAATCTACAAAGAAAAATGTCGATTATATCGAAATAATTCTTAACTTTAACATAAGTCGAACAACTAAAAAAAGCAAATATGAATGTAATCGAAATGAAGGTGCAATCAAGTCAATTGATGCGTGCCGAAAAATTATATGACTTCAGTAGTCTACGAAATTCTATTACCAAAGGCGATAGCCAAATGTACGGAGCCATCGGTGAAATAGTCCTACTAGACCATCTGGTTTCATCTGGCGTTCCTACGGAATATGTTGGATGTCGGGACTACGATTTGAAATCTGGTGACGTTACTATCGATGTCAAAACAATCCGAGTAAATAAGCCTCCAAGGAAGGAGCATAACGCCAATATTTCAGCGCACAATACCAAGCAAGCGACTTTCATGTACTTCTGGGTTTATGTACTGGAGGATATGTCTACTGCATGGCTGGTAGGCTGGCTCGATAAGGAAACTTTTTTCGAGGAAGCAAAGCTAAATAAAATTGGCGATAGCGATGGAGGGGGCTGGGTGTTCAAATCCGATACCTACTCCATCAAACTGGCTCATCTGATAACAACGGATGACTTAATTAGTAATCTTAAACAAATAAATATGAGTGCAACAAAAAAGCAGTACGATGAAGTACGAGAGGACATGGGGCTGGAGTTTCAGCCTACGTCAAATTATCAACCGATTCGATTAGAGTCGAATTTATGGACGGCTCTGGCTGGCTTCCAACAAGAGGTGCCAGTGATCCACAAAGCAACGCAAGGCTACGGCTACACCTATGCCGACCTAACGAAAATTATCCAAGTGATTAATCCGATTCTGGCAAAGCATGGACTAGGCTATACTCAGCCACTAATGGGAAGTTCAATCAAGACGATTGTATTCCACATCGAAACTGGTCAAACGCTGGAGAGCGTAGTCGATATTCCGCAAGGGGTGGCGCTGAAAGGAATGAATGACTTCCAAGTTTTGGGGAGTGCGATTTCTTACTTGAGGAGGTACTCACTGGCTTCGATTCTCACGTTAATTACGGACGCAGATTTGGACGCATCTGGTGAACAAACGAAGAAATCTACACCACCACCTCCAGCTACTCAAAAGCCAACAATATCGGAGAAGGACTTCCTAAAGTTATGCGGAGCAATCAACGCTCGTAAAGAACACAACGGCGAAGTAATTAACGAAGCATGGGCAACGAAAATGTATGCCTTAACAAAAGAGCAATTATCAACAATTCAAATGATTAACAAGTAAAAAAAACAATTATGAAAGTATCTGGAAAAGTTCATTTTATTGGACAAACAAAAGTGGTTAGCGACAAATTTAGAAGTCGTGAATTAGTATTAAAAACTGAGGATAAATTTCCTCAGTTCATTCCGTTCCAACTGACGCAAGACAAAGTTGATCTGGCTGACAATTTGAAAGTTGGGGAAGATGTCGAAGCAAGTATTAACATTCGAGGTCGTGAATGGAAATCACCTCAAGGCGAAATCAAGTACTTTGCTACGCTGGAAATCTGGTCAGTTCAATATCGGAACACTCAAAAACCGATGGGGAATATTGAAGCAAACTTCCAAGAGGATGCAATCCGTAGTATGACTGAGGACGATGATGATTCACCTTTTTAATTATGGTGAAAATAACTCCATCGCAACTTGCAAATATGAATGATTCTGCAAGACGGCTAATCAACGAATACATGGAACTTCATGGCATAACTCTAAACTACTTTGCGAAGCAGTGTGGATGCCACCAGAATCAACTCTGGCTTTATCTAAACTCTGGCGAAGAGAAAAAAGGACTTCACTCCGGAACGCTAGAAAAAATAGGGAGGTACATGGAAAATAACAAATAATTATAGAATTGTCGAAATAATAATTAGTTTTACATAATGAAATTCTGGGAGGTGGTAGTTTATTCTAAACAAGGATGTTCGACTATTCTTTAAATTGCTTTTAGCTACCTCCCTTAATTTCATCTTAAAAAAGCATAATGAAAGAAAATATCAAGCGCAAATTAGGATTCGTAATCTACTACGGAGTGATAATTATTATGCTCGCTATGATGATTTATTCCACCTTAAAACAAATAGAAAAATGAAACAATCCAAATTAAAAATAGCAATAGGCATACTACTGCTTCCACTTGTATTCGCAACTTTTATGGCTGACAGAATTATTCTTCTGGCTATTTTCTGGGTTGATGCTCCAAGCATCGGCACATGGATCGCTAAAGACAAACTCTGGTCAATGTCAATAGTTAGAATCGTAATCACTGGAGTAATTTTCGGACTTTTTTCTTTGATTAACTGGCTTATCTAAATGGTACTTTTAACGCAAAATTCTGATTTACGAAAGAGTGGAATTTACGGCTGGACTCTTCCAGCACATTGGGTAACTTTATCATCTGGCAAGAAGTTCAATACATGTCCTAACGCTGGAATCTGTGGGGCTTTCTGTTATGCCAAATCTGGGACTTACCAATTCTCAAATGTAAAAAAAGCACATCTGGAGAAACTTGAATTAGTTTTATTCAATCGCTCCAAGTGGCTCAGCCTCATGACCGAGGAAATCTCAAAACCAAAATACAATCGCAAGTTCATTCGTATTCACGATGCTGGTGATTTCTTTTCAGAGCAATACGCTCAAGACTGGCTTTATCTAGCCAAGCAAAATCCAAACACAATTTTCTATACTTACACCAAGGAGGTGGAACTTTTCAAATATAAATTGAGGCTATCGATACCTCCAAACTTTATCGTAATCTACTCCTACGGAGGAAGGCAAGATAAGATGATTGATGTCGAAAAGGATCGCCACTCAGATGTATTCCACGACTACGATGAAATGATCGCTAAGGGCTACAACGACATCGGCGAGGACGACAAGCAATCTGCAATCCATCCGAATCATAAGGTAGGCTTATATCGTAATAATATCAAACACTTCATCAAAAAGATGGGGGACAAAAACTTTTCACAATGGCAAAAAAAGTAGAGCAATCAATCTGGGGGAAGGAACTCGGAGAAATTGAAATGGTAAAAATTAATTCAGTTGTAATGAACGCAAAGAATCCGAGGATAATTCGGGATGCTAAGTTCAACAAACTGGTTTCTTCACTCAAGGACTTTCCAGAGATGGCGAACATTCGACCTTTGGTAGTTGACGAGGGGATGGTTATTCTGGGTGGTAACATGCGATTTAAGGCAATGTCCTACGCTGGTCTGAAGTTAGTGCCAATAATTATTATGCGTGGACTGAGTCCGGAACAAAAGGAGGAGTTTATCGTAAAGGATAACGCTCACTTTGGTGAATGGGATTGGGACTTCTTAGCCAACAATTTTGATGAGGTTGAATTAGGAGGCTGGGGATTGGATGTCTGGCAACCAACGGACTTTTACGAGCCAATTGGTCAATCGGATGATTTCGACGACGATCCAATTCCATCGAGTGATCCCACTGATTCTGGTGAAAAAATTAAAAAGAAGGTAATTCAAATTGAATTTATGCTGGGAGATTATTCGGAGGCGTTCGATTTGGTCAATGCCTTAAAGAGCAAGAAAATAAATATCGGCAATATTCTTATCGCCTCCATGACTAAACAACTTCAAAATGAAAATTGAAATCTATAAACTCAAAGAATTAAAGCCGTATGCAATCAATCCAAGGTTGATCGATGAATACAAATTCGAATCCTTGAAAAATTCAATTCTGGAATTTCCTCAAATGATGGGAGTTCGATGCGTAGTAATCAATAAGGAGATGGATATCCTTTGCGGAAATATGCGCTACCGAGCATGCGTAGAACTTGGCTTGGATGATGTGCCAGCTATGATGGTTGACCTCAGTCCAGAGAAGCAAAAGGAACTGGTAATCAAAGATAATTTGTCTTATGGTGAATGGGATTGGGACATGCTGGACTTCAACTTCAATTCCGAAGTGGTTAACAAGTGGCTCGGAAGAACTGCAATTGATTATTCGGCTCTGGACTACGAGGAGATGGGGAAGGAAATCGAATCTATGACCGATGGGGTAAAGCATGCAATTCAAATAACTATTGACTCTGACCAATACGACAACGCTAAGGACCTTGAGAAGCGATGTAGGGAACTCAAATTGTATATTGGGGGTAATCTATTAACCGAACTACAAAACACACTGAGACACAATGAAAACAATTAAACTGATTCCAGTAAAACATTCTCGCAAGGTAGGGGATGTATGTGAGATGATTCCACCCAATGTAGTGGAAGATTGTTTTCTGGAGGTAGATGGCGAGGTAATAGGCTTCTACATAAGGGACACAAGGAAAGTCAATCCAACTTTGTCTAAGTTCGTGGACATCGCCAATTCTGAACTTCGCTCCAAGCGAGTACCAAAGTCAGTGCTAAGTAGATCCTCAGCAATCAACGCTCGCCGAGATGGTGGCTCTGGTGTTGAGCAATACTCAACAATCATTGGCTCTGTACCTCCAAAGCCTCACATGAGGAGGGCTTATCCTACTCGTAGCAGTGTTCATGATGTCAAATCTGCAGAAGTATTCATCAAAGCGATGCTAGTCGTTTGTAGGGAATGCGAAGAACTTATCAAGAATCTTACTCCGCACATTTACGAACAACAAGTCAAGATAATTACGGACGCCGTTCCAAAACAATGGAGGCTGGGTACGATGTTTACTTCATCGATTTCCAACTTCAATATCAGTGCTTCCTACCATATCGACAATGCCAATTTGAAAGGTTGCGTAAATGTAATTTTGTCAAAAAGGGAAGGCAGTCGAGGGGGCAATTTATCGGTGCCAGATTACGATGCAGTTTTCGGATCTTACGATAATTCCATGTTAGTTTATCCAGCGTGGAGAAATCTGCATGGCGTCACTCCCATCGTTCCAACCGAGCCAAAAGGCTACCGAAATACTCTGGTATTTTATCCCTTAAAAGCCTTCAGAAATGTCGATAATTTGGATGAAAAATTGGACAATTTATGACCAAAATTACAAAAACACAAAATAAACGAGAACACAATTTTAAGCCGTTTAGAGCGACTTTAGTTATTGATGGGATGGTAGGTTGTTTTTTTGGCGAAGTGCAAAACGCCCTAGGAGTAAGGGTTTCCAAAGGGGTAAAAATTTGTATAAATTAAATTATTATGTGTGGAATAATCGGATATTTCAGTAAAAAACCAAGTGAAAATGACTGGTATTTATTGTTCAAATTATTACGTCAATCTCGGATTCGGGGACTGCATTCGACTGGAATTTCGTACCTCGAAAATTCAAAAATCGTTACAAAAAAGTACTTTCAAAATCAATTTAGCGACATCGCAATTCCACTTTCAAATGTCCAAATTTACCATAATCGGTACTCAACTTCTGGCGACTTTAAAAATCATTTGAACAATCAACCGATAGAAATCGGCGATACTTCTTTATGTTTTAATGGGGTGATTGACATGGGGACGAAATCGCAAATGGAAGAAAAATACCAAATAAAAATGACTACGGAAAATGATGGGGAAATCGCATTAAGGGTTTCAAATTTAGATCCACAAGCGCTCCTAAACTTTGTCAAGGACAACGGCTCTTTTTCTGGAGTTATTATTAAGGGGGAGACTCTTTACGCTTTCACTAACGGCTTTCGACCATTATGGTTTCTGGAGGTAGGGGAATCCGTATTCATCGCTTCCACCCAAGATATTTTCAAAAGGGCAATTGATGGTTGCACTCCGGAACAAGTACCAATTAACACTTTACTTCAATGGAATTAATAATTAGATCGGCATCCGAGAGCGATGCTTCATGGATAAAAGAAATCTACAAAAAGGAGAAGGAACACATAGGCAGTTTTGACTTGTTTATGGTCTGGCAGAACTATCTCAAAAAGACGAGCAATAACAAGTTCATGGTTATTGATGACATCGCTTTCTGTCACTACAAATGGTCACCAAGAGCCAATTCTTATGTAATTGAGGAAATAGCCGTAAGGGAGGATTTCAAGGGTAAAGGGGTAGGGAAGTTTATCGTAACGGCGATGATGTCTAAGGCACAACGAGAAGGCAAGAAGCTAACAATCAAATGCAACGATACCAATACCTCAGCCAACTTATTTTACGAAGCGTGCGGAATGAAATTGGATGGAATATGTTTTACTCGGAATAAGGGTACAAAGATGCGCAAATGGACAACTTAGAAAAATACCTTGAATATCACAAAAGGAGTTCACTGGCTCGGGACATTGATCCAGCGAATGATACCTTACGATACCTCTGCAATCGATTTGAATTGAATATCGAGCAAAGGTACTGGATGGCGTTCCTTTACGCATGCTCCTACTCGGCAACGACCACTTACTACATCTACAATGAATTTCCAGATTTCGAGAATGTCGATTTGGACCGACTACAAATCTGGTGGGACAAAAACAAGACGCCGTTAATCTTCCAGACTGATAGGCTTCGAGTGAAATCCTCAAATCAATTTGTAGATGCTTTCGTATCTTACAAACGGATGATAGGGAACAGAACTCAACACGACTTTTTTAGATCCCTATGCACCTCCACCTCTGGTGAAAACTACAATAAGGTTTACAACAAGGCTTCCGAGATATTCACCTTTGGTAGATTCACTCTTTTCATTTATCTGGAGATGGTCAATGTACTCACTGATCTGGCAATTCAGCCAACTCACTTGGACTTGAAAGAGGCGGAATCATGTCGCAATGGATTGGTACTGGCTTTCGACTTGAATGAACTTTTCACGCATGGCACTGATAAAAAAATCAACGGCGATGAGGTGAAACTTCTGCAAGGTAAATTCACTCAAATCTATGAGGCTATCCAGCTAATGGAAATCGACCACAAGAACATCTGGAACATCGAGACGACCTTATGCGCTTACAAGAAATATCGACTCGGCAAGAGGTATGTAGGGTACTACATCGAGCGCTCTGGTAAGGAACTTTCCAAACTGACTTCAGCCATTACCTCTGGAGTTGACTGGACTCCCTTATGGCAATTCCGAGAGGAAACTTATAATCACAAATTCTTATCTGAGAAAAAACAATCAAATGGAAAACGGAACTAACAATAACTTTCTGGTAATCGGATGCGCTGGGGTGGGGAAGACATGGCTCATGAAGTCCATCATCAGCACCTTTGGATGCACCAACAAACGGAAGTACGGCAAGTTCTATTGGCACTGCTCTGAATCTGTTATTGTAGTGGGGAAATACGATGGCTCAACTTTCGAAGGCTCTGACCGACTTTCAATGAGTGTCATCACTGATCTCGATGGATTCTTAGAACTCAACCAAGGTAAAGTAATAATCATGGAGGGAGATAGGTTTACAAATAGGAGGGCATTAGAGAGCGCTGAGCCGACTATCATCAAGATAATGGGTGATGGGTTAGCTGGAAGAGTGAAGAGAGGCTCTAATCAATCTGAGCGCCAATTAAAATCAATCACCACTCGAGTGGGTAATATCCCAATGAAGGAAGGCGACTTTACAGTCACTGACTCAGCCAAGGCGATGGAGGTATTAAGCAAACTCATAAGGGAACGGATATGAAGTACTTTGTATTATTCCTTTCGGCTCTGGTCATTGAGATTTGTAGCACGTTTTATATTACTTTTGTAACAGAACGGAATCTGGCTGGCATGATATTCTTTGCTGGCATTTCTCCATTTCTGGGACTCCCCTTCATCAAATACATAGTGGAGGCAACTGACTGGACTGAGCGTATACAGATGGCTTTCGCTCTGTCAATTGGATATATTACTGGTACACTGGTAGTTATCTACTTTATTAACGCATAAAATGAACTGAATATGGAACGCAAAGAGACAAAAGGGGACACACTAAAAAAAGAGGCGCTGGCTACTGAAGTGAAAAAAAAGGCGATGATCTCGGCGCTGACTTCATCGCTGGGGATAATCTCGCAAGCCATCAAGAAAGTTGGTATCTCCAGAAGCACGCATTACAAGTGGCTGGCAAAGGACATCGAATATAAAAATGAGGTCGAGGACATCGAGAATATCGCAATCGATTTCGTGGAATCCAAACTGCATGAATTGATCTACGAGGGTAATGTGGCATGTGTTATCTTCTACCTCAAATGCAAGGCAAAAAGTAGGGGCTATGTTGAGCGCTCTGAGGTTGAAATCAAGCACACGAATCCAGACTTATCTGGCATGTCAACGGCTGAATTGATGGACTTACTTAACGACTAATCATGGACGTAGAGGCTCGCAAATCGTATGTAAAAAATATGTTCAGACAAGAACTGGCTAGGCGTGATTTCTGGCAGTTCTGTTTGTACTACGACTCCGAGTTCTATGAGTCACGACCATTCCTAAAGGACATCGCAGTGGCGTTCCAAAAGGTCGAGGAGGGAACAATCAAATCGCTATCAGTGTCGATGCCTCCAAGGGCTGGAAAGAGTTACATCACTTCGCTTTTTTGCGCTTGGACTCTGGGACGCAATCCAGCCGAATCGGTGATGAGGAACACATGTACTGCAACGCTCTATCTCAAGTTCGCATACGATGTAAGAGCGATAATCAAGTCCGATAAGTACTCCACTTGTTTCACTGACGTTAGGCTTTCTGATGACAAAAAGAATCTGCAAGGCTGGAACACAAATCACTCCAAGCAAGTAGGTTACTTTGGCGCTGGCGTTGGGGGTACTATCATTGGCTTCGGAGCAACAAAGGTGGCTATTACCGATGACCTTTACCGAGGGATAGAGGATGCGCTCAGCGACACGACCAACGAGCGTATTCAACAATGGAAGCAATCGACTCACGATAGTCGCTTTGAATCTGGTTGCGCTCGTATCGACATCGGTACTCGCTGGTCAGTTCAAGATGTAATAGGGGTGGCGATGGAATCTGGCGTGTACGAGGAATCGTTAGTGGTATCTGCGCTCGATGACCAAGATAGATCGTTCTGCGAGGCAGTGATGACCACCGAGGAGTACCACGATAAGAGGCTCCGAACGGCTCGGGATATCTGGGTGGCTGAGTACATGCAATCTCCAGTGGATATGCAAGGTAGGTTATTCAACAACTTAAATA